CTCGGGACAAGCAAGACCAAGAAAAGATGCAAAAGATAGCAAGTATGTAAACCAAGATTACGATAAGTTAGACGACGAAGAAAAGTCTATCATGCAGGATATTTTAGATATCTATGAGGACGACCAGCGTATGCTTCCAGTAGGACAAAGATTAAAAGGTTACGTAATGCCTAACGTAACTAAAGACAACAAAGAAGAAGTTTCAGATTATAGAAGACCTCTTTATAAACTTTACTCTGCATTTAGTTCTTTAAAGCTTTTTTTAAAGGCCAACGTTCCAGGTATGGGAGATGAAGAGATTGAAGAAGATATTCTACAGTCTCGTAAAGAATCTCAAATAAAGGGTAGAGGTAAAAATGTTCGTCTGATTAAAACAAGATACAAAGAACCCTTGTCGGCAATTGATTCTACTGATAACATTCTTCAAGCACTTGCAGCTTTCTCTACGTACACAGCAGAGTTTAAAGGACTACAAAAAGCCTTACCTACTATATTTGCGTTGAGAGACTCTTTTGCTGAAAAAGCTCAAGAAGTGCCTGCTCAAGATACAAGTAAAATAAGAGCGGTTTGGAATAAATTTAAATCAGGAGGAAACACAACTCAAAAAGAACTTATCTTAGACCAAATAGATGACCAGATAGAAAAGTTTTTTTACGGTGCAACCTTACGAGGTGGAGGAAACAGTGCAATAGGACGAGTTGTAAATAGAGCAATTAACCACATCACTAATAGATTTCAAAAGTTTGTATTAAGATATAACCCATTACGTATGCCTAAAAATGTTGTTGCAAACATTCTTAATGCTACAGGTAACTCATCCAAGTTTGGTTTAAGTAAACAAGAGATGCTTATGGGTATGGCAAGAGCTGCAAAGCATAGATCAGAGTTGATTGGACTTGAGCAAGGTATAGATAAACTAAGTCCTTATTTAGCTCAACTAATCTACTTTAGAGCAATTCCTTTAGCAGATCCTACTAACTTATACCGTTCTATCAATTCAGGATTTGTAACTAGATATCTAAACGCAGATAATTTTAATGCTCAGTGGTTTTCTTCTAACGAAGCCATATCTACATTAGGAGTTTATGAAGGTATAATGGCTAAAACTTATGTAGATTTTACAGGACCTAACACTCCTCCTGGGTACCAGATAAAATTAAAAGACGCTTATGATTATGTCGATGGTGTACTTGTTCCTAAAGATGGAGTTCTTGGAATAAGCAGAGCACGTTTAAACGAGTTAGTTACACAAAGAAATGAATTTATAGCTGATTACCTCCTTAAGAATAATGTAACAGATTACAAAAAGTTAAAACCAGTACAACAAGTACAGTTAAGCAAAGAGATTGATGTTAAGTTTGGTGCGAAGATTAAAGCTGAAGAAAAAGCTATTGGAGAAAAAATAGAAAAACTACGTCAGATAGAAAACTATGTAAGGGACCAAGTCTTCCAATTGTATACATCAACTCAAGGTAACTATTTCAGAAGAGGTAGAGCACATTATGAAAGTATAGTTTGGATGAAACTTATCTTTACTATGAAATCTTGGTTTTGGCCACAAGCAGCTAACTTATACGGAGGTAAGAAGTTCTCTGTAACTACAGGTAGACTTGATGAAGGTTCATACGGTGTATTTATGGGAGCACTTCGTCGTAGTGTACTAGGATTAAACACAAAAGGAAAGAGTCTGTCTATGGATTACAGATGGAGTGAAAGAGAAAAAGAAGCTACAAGCAGAGTAATACAACACATGGGTGCTTCTACTATTATGTATACGCTTTCTTACTACTTTGCTAATGTTGCTATGGCTGCACTAAAAGGAGCAGGTGACGATGATGAACAAGATTGGGAAAAGTACTTATTAGCAATACTTCTTCTTGGTTCATTTAATGAATATGCAGGTACATTAAACCCAGTATATTCTCCTTTAATCCAGTATAATAAGTTTAAAACTGACCCATTAAAGAAGAGTTACGAAAAAGAGGGTCTAGGTTCTAAAGCGTTTCGAGTAGGTTACACAGCTTTATTTGGACAACAAATAAATGCTATCGATAAAATCTTAGACGGCTATGGTTTAATAGGTAAAACAATAGGAACAATTCCAAGAGATGCTAAGAGATGGTATGAAGGTAAAGGTACCTTTGGAGATATCTTTGATGAACCCTATGCAGAGATTAGCGGAGATGGATACGGTTATGTTCTTCCACATGCAAGAGTTAAAGCCTACGAAGGTGAGAGTGCTTGGGCAGTAGGATTAAGTAAAGTGAGTGGTGTTGAAGTTGGTATTAAGAGTATGGACTTTGGTACTAAACTAATTCAACAAGTTTCGTTTACTCCTGCTCCTGGATTAACTAATCCTGTCGGACAAATGAACACTATTCTTTCTAGATTAGATGAGTTAGAGAAAAACTTTAATAGACTAAGTGCAGAAGATCTTATGGCTGTAGAAAAAAATATTTTAAGATATGACTACAATCCTAAAAAAGATAAAGTAATAGCAGTTCCGAATGAAACACTTTTAAACTATAAAATGAACTTAGCTGACAATGATGAAATAGCTAAAATCCTCCAAGAGGTATCTTTGTTGTCTGCAGAAAGAGACAGATTACTTAGTTCAAAAGAAGGTTACGCTTACTTAAGAAACTACGAAGAAAATAAGAGAGCAGCCGCAGCAATAGGTAAATCAAGATCAGATTTCTTTGACTCTATGACAGAAAGTGTTACAGGATACTCTAAGCCTAAATTTCAAAAAAGCCAAGAGTTGTATGAAAATGAAGCAAGAGCATCTCTTTACTTACAGCTAAGAGGAATACAAATAGGACAGAAAGATGCAGATATCCGTAAGGCGTACAAAGAAGAAGAGGACGCAAGAATAAAAGAACAGACTTCTCAATTACCAATAGATTAATTTTTATACTTGACAAAAGAACAATTAAAGTTAAATTTGTAATGTCGGACGCAAGTCGGTTTTAATAACGAAAAAAAATGGATAATTTTCAACAAGTAAACGAACAAGCAAAACGCTTAAGAGCGATTTCAGCACACACAGGACTTTCTGTAGGCTCTGGAGGCTTTAAACGCCACAGCACAGGTACTGTAACAAACGTACGGTACAATGCACTAGTAGTACAAGAAGATACTGTATTCACAGAATTTCTTGTCAATGGTGTTTCTGAGTTGGCTAACAATGGTATGAGTACTATTACCTTCAAGCAAGGAGCATTTCTTCCTGGAGGAGTGATTACTGGTTTTGCTATCTCTTCAGGTAGTGTAATTGCTTACAAGTAATGATTGGTATCGGTATAGGTATAGGTATAGGCCGTTAAATGAAGACCTCTTTTCTCTTATACACAAGTACAACTCTCTTAGCTTTTTTAGGAGCTTACTTCCTTAATCTAGGAGCAGATAATGCTGAACAGTACTTAGCTGTAGTTGCTGTTGTGTTTATAGATGGATTCTTTGGGGTATGGGCAGGAACTAAGATGGAAGGCTTTAAGACGCATAAGGCTCTTAGCGTGCTTAAAACTTTAATGGTGTGGGTATTTATGCTTACAGGTATCTTGATGATTGAGAAGGGCTTTGAGGGCACTTTCTGGCTAAGTGAGACTATTTGTGCTCCCTTTATTCTCTTTCAGCTTATAAGTGCACTCAAGAACGCAGCTAGGGCAGGGTTGATAAAGAATGAGTTACTGCAGTTAATCTTAGATAAAATCGACCAACATAAAGTAAATGAAAAACAAGATTGAAGTTATTGTTATAGGGCTACTACTAATCACAATAGTTTTTTTGTTATGGGAAAGACAAAGTTTAAGTAGCGGTAGTGAAGAGAAGTTTATGTCGTACATGGACTCTATGGAGAAACGCAACGAAAGTTTCCTCAGTAGGGTAGATTCTTTATCTACACTTAAACATGAACAATTTAGTTACTATGAAAAAATCAACCTCAAGTATGACACTATTCAGATTGCTCTTGATACTATGCCTGACATTGACGGCACCAAGTATCTACTCACAATCTCTAGACAGCTTACCGCTAAAGGAGTTGAATAACGAATTCCTCAAGGGAATCAAAGCCAGAGAACGTGTAGTTGTTCTTAAGACTGTTATTCATTTGGACAGTCAGCAAATCAGTCTCTACAAAGACTCTATTGTACCTAGTTATCAACAGATGATTGAGGTGTCTAAAAAAGAAGTCTATGACCTCAATAGAACCATTGACCGTAAGAACGCAGAGATGAAGCTTTACAAGTATGGTTTTGTAGGTATGTCTATCCTAGCAATTCTTGGATTTATCTTATGAAAAACTTATTATTAACTATAGTTGTTCTTTTGTCTGGTCAGTTATTTGCCCAGAGAGATAGCGTTCTAATCAAAACCCCAATATACTCTTGTGTATACTCAGAAGTTCTTCAACAGCCTAAACGTGTATGGTATACCGTACAATGTCCTACAGGAAGTTATCCTCGCAAAGGAATGGACTTCTACACCAATGATAGTGTAAAGACATCTGACGGTAAGGACTATGAGAACAACGTGTGGGACAAAGGACACTGTGCACCAGCAGCTGACTTTAACTGTACTAGAGAAACTCTGTGGCAGACCTTCTCTTACTTGAATTGTATCTTACAACACGAGAAACTTAACAGAGGTGCGTGGAGATTACTTGAGGCATATGAGAGAGAGTTGGCTAAGACAAGTAAAGTAGAAGTAGAGATAAGGGTGATTTATGGCCCTAAGGCAGCTAAGCTACCAACAGGTGCTACCATACCTACAGCTTTCTACAAGACCATAAAATTTGGAAATAAGAAAGAAGTCTATTATTTTGCAAACGAAGCACCAATAACTACTGACTTTAAAAAGTATTTGGTGCAGTAATCGTTATGCTTACTGAGATAAAAGAAAAAATCCACAAGTATTATTTAGAGTCGGAGAAAGACGGACTCGAGAATAATAAAGTACGGTCAAGGGGAGAGTACCCAAATGCTCTACTATTAACACAGGACCAGTATAAGAATATACTAAAGGAAATGTTTAAACTCCAAGAGGACGTAAGCGATGAAGTCTTATTGGAAATCAAGATAATGTCTATAGAAGGACTCAAGGTAGTCTTTACAGAATTCATAGAAGAGCCTAAGGTTATCCGAATGACGCAAACAAAAAACCCCTCATGAAGAGGGGTTTGACCAATTGGGCTTAAAAAATGTGGCTCAATGTTTTAAGCAAAGCACTCAAGTATTTGTGCTTTAGAGAGAATAGTCAATTGGTCATGCTCTTTAATGAAGTTTTTCAAAGTTTCTACATCAGAAGGATCTAATTCTAAAGATTCACCAGCATGTAGTTTTAATGCCCATGACATAAACTTTAAAGCATCCCCTTTAGTAGCACTTGCAAGCATCTGTGCTACAAGTTTACCAAGGTTAGAACCTTCAATGTCTTTACCATCTAAATCTCTGATGGCTTTGTTTAGATTAATTTTTTTCATATAGGTTGGTTTTTACTTTTAATTATTCTGGTGACTCTTCTTCGCTCAACTCAACAAATCCAAGTTTGTTTAATGCCCAATTAAGTACATAGGAGTCATCATTTCCCCAAGATGCATACTCTTCTGAAGTCATAAATAAGTTTCCATCAAGAATACTTTCTCCTGGAATTTCAGTCTGAACTTCATCAATTGCGTAAGGAGCTCCTTTCTTAACTTCCCAATAGAAAGTAGGACTAGCCTCACTAGATTTTTTAATATCTAAATTCAAACATTTAATTGCAAAGTATTTGCCTGTGCCTTTACTTGGAACAATTACATCTTCAATTTTTATCATAGTACAAATGTAATGTTTAAAGTGAAAAAGTCAACTTACATAACATTTACAATGATTCCATTTTGTATATCTAAAGTCTGTTGTCCTGGAGGATTTGTAGGTACTGTAAACATTCCTGTGAATCCACTAGGTATAGCAGGACCATCAGCAGCAGCTGTAATTCTTCCTTGTGCATCCACGGTGATGTTTGCGCTTGTATAAGAACCTGGAGTAACTGCAGTATTTGCTAAGGATATTGTACCGCTTGTAGTAATGGTACCTCCACTTAATCCTGTACCTGTTGCTACTGAGGTTACGGTTCCTGTATTTGTTGTGTAACCACTAGGATTAGATGAAGCATAGGCACCTATTTCTGCAAGAGTCCAGCTTACGTTTGCTGTGCCATTAAAAGTTTTACCTGTACTACCGATAGTTAAAGTTCTTGCAGTTGTTAGAGAGGCAGCTGACCCTGTAGTATTTTGGTTTAAGGTTGGTATATCGGCCGCAACAAGAACTCTAAACGTAGGTACACCTGCCGTTCCGTTAGGTGCTGCTAATACTGTGTTAGCCGTTTGGCTAGCAAAGTTAGAAGCAGTTACAGCTAAA